CCTCAACACATTAATATACCAATTCACTTTGGAAGATGGATCTGGTATTATTAAGAGTGAGGATGGCGATAGCATCTTGCAGGAATTTGAAATGACAGCTACTGCACCAGCTGCCAACAACACGTTCTTCCAATTCGAAGCTGATTCTATATTAGACTTTAGTGAGACTAATCCGTTTAGTGAGGTAGATAGGTTCTAATGTTTGGACATACTTACTATCACAGTATAATCAGAAAGTACATTATTATGTTCGGTACAATGTTTAACGACATTGATGTACAAAGATTCAATACTGCTGGCACTAGAATCCAAACATTAAGGGTTCCTATTGCCTATGGTCCAAAAGAAAAGTTTCTAGTAAGACTTGCTCAAGATCCAAACTTTGATCGCGACGTAGCAATTGTTTTGCCTAGAATGTCTTTCGAAATTACGTCAATGAATTACAATTCAACGCGTAAACTACCTTCCACTATTAAAAATGTATACACTTATACTGACAAAGACCAACTAAAGTATCAGTACACACCGGTACCTTTTGATATAAACATTGCGCTGTCTGTGTTTGTAAAGAACGCAGATGATGGTGTACAGATACTGGAAGGAATACTTCCCTTCTTTACACCTGAATGGACAAATAGTGTAAACCTTATTCCGGAGCTAAAGTTAAAAATGGATGTTCCTGTCGTGTTTAACGACATATCGACTGAGGACACATATGAAGGAGACTTCTCAACCAGAAGAGCTCTCATCCATACTTTAAACTTTACCGTGAAAGGATACTTATTTGGTCCAGTCAGAACTCAGGGTGTTATTAAAAGAGCTATTACTACTACAAATGTTGAGACGACCGATGGCTCATCTTCAGCTATATCGTCTATACTTACTGCCACGCCTGGACTAACGGCTAACGGTACCCCAACTTCGGACTCGACAATAACCGTACCACCAGAACAGATAAGTAGTACTGACGATTATGGATTTATCGAAGATCAACAGTTCTTCGGTGGTGGTACTGATAGTGTCTAAAACAAAACTTGAAAGCAATCTAAACGATCTGTTTGGAATGCCTGAAGATACAGCTAGCATCTCAGAAGCTAAAGGTGAGCTGGTAGCTGTGGAAACCAGGAACGAACTAACCAATCGTGAAGGCAGAGATCATACCGGTGACATTGATACTGATTACAGGTATGCTAGAGAGAACTTGTACGACATTATTGAAAATGGTTCTCATGCTCTTCATGAGCTAGTAGAGATTGCTAAGTCAAGCGAACATCCCCGAGCATTTGAAGTAGTAGCATCATTGATGAAAACCCTTACAGATGCAAACAAAGACTTGCTTGAAGTACAGGCAAAAGTTAAAAAGCTCAAACAAGAAGATAACGTACAGTCAGGTCCCAATAACGTAACCAACGCGCTCTTTGTTGGGTCTACGACCGAACTACAGAATATGTTAAAGGATAATCTAAAAGATATATCTTAATCCGGCTACACCGGCTATTATCCTAGTGTTCCAAAAAAAGTCAACAGCATATGGCTATAGAAAACTATCTTGGTAACAAAAACCTCAAAAAGGTAGGTGTTCTTGTTGAGTATACACAGGAGCAAGTACAGGAGTACATCAAATGTGCTCGTGATCCCATATATTTCATTAGAACTTATGTAAAGATTGTTCACGTTGATTATGGTCTTGTTAATTTTGACCTTTGGCCGTTCCAAGAGGAAATGGTACAGAAGTTTGGTGACAACCGATTTGTTATCTGCAAACTTCCCAGGCAGGTTGGTAAGGCATTGGATGTAGAAACTCCAATACTTACACCCGATGGGTTCAAGCCTTTGCTTGATATTATAGAGGGTGATATTGTATATGGCGAAGATGGAAAACCTACTACAGTAACATATGCTACGGATCCTATGTATGATCATGATGTGTACGAAGTAAAGTTTGACAACGGAGATGTCATTTACGCAGATGCAGAACACCTATGGACTGTCAATAGTACAAATTGGACTACTGGTTGTAAAAATCTTACTACCGAGCAGTTAATTAACCATACGTCCCATACCAATAAACCGTATGTTAATCTTACAGCTCCTATCATTTGTGAGGATCAGTTACTTCCCATCGATCCTTATCTTTTAGGGGTGTGGTTAGGCGATGGAGCTACACGGGGCGGTACTATTACATGTCATAAAGATGATTTCTACAATCTGTATCAACAACAATTTAATGTAAAGGCGACATGGGCTGACAATCGCAACAAAGATGTCCTATACTTTACTATGCCGGGTGGGCAAAAACTGTTGAAAGAGAACAATCTCTATGGCAACAAACATATACCTGTAGCATATCTTACATCGTCCTATAATCAGAAGCTCGAGCTGATCAGGGGACTGATGGACACAGATGGTTCTGTAACTTCAAGTGGATCTTGTGAATTTTATCAGAAAAACGAACACCTGGTGGATCAGTTTAGAACTCTGCTGTCGTGTGTTGGTATAAAGTCACGTAAGAGATACAGACTTATAAATGGAATTAGATACTGGACGGTAAACTTTAACACCAGTATTTCCGTGTTTAAATTACATCGGAAAATAAACAAACAAAAGTGTACTAATCACCCCAAAAATAAAAGACACTATATTTACAGCATTACTAAAGTTACATCACGCCCAGTAAAATGTATAAGAGTTAATAACTCATCACATCTATTCCTTGCTGGAACAACGCTAATACCAACACACAACACTACTACCGTAGCAGCATACATCTTGTGGCAGGTTCTATTTAATGATCAGTACAGCGTTGCTATCCTTGCAAACAAACTTGCTCAGGCGAGAGAGATTCTTGGTAGAATTCAAAACGCATACGAGCACCTTCCTAAATGGTTACAGCAAGGTGTCAAAGAATGGAACAAAGGTAACATTGAACTAGAAAATGGCTCAGAGATCCTTGCTTCAGCCACATCATCATCAGCCATCCGAGGTACTTCTCAGAACCTTATCTATCTCGATGAGTTTGCGTTTGTACCAAACAATCTACAAGAAGAATTCTTTGCTTCAGTATTCCCAACAATTTCATCTGGCCAGACCACTAAGGTGTTGATTACTTCTACACCAAATGGTATGAATATGTTTTACAAGATTTGGGTAGACAGTGAAGAAGGCAACAACGATTATGTGAGACAAGATGTACATTGGTCGGATGTACCTGGTAGAGATGAGAAGTGGAAAAAGGAAACAATTAAGAACACCAGTGAAGAACAGTTTAGACAAGAATTTGAATGTGAGTTTTTAGGAAGCTCAGCTACTCTTATCGATGGTAGAAAGCTAGCACAAATACCTTTCATTTATCCAATAAAAACTCGTAACGGGTTTGATATTTACGAGAAACCAAAACCAGATAGATTATATGTAATAACAGTAGACTCAGCTAGAGGTCTTGGATTAGACTACAGCGCTTTCTTAGTGTTCGATGTTACTGAGATGCCATACAAGGTTGTCGGTAAGTATCGGTCCAAAGAAATATCACCGATGTTCTATCCAGATGTTATTGTAAATGCTGCTACGATGTACAACAATGCGTTTGTGTTAGTTGAGCTAAATGATCTTGGTGAAACTGTTGCTAACATCATTCAACAGGATCTTGAATATGAAAATATACTATCTACCAGTGTAAGAGGTAGAGGTGGACAACAAGTTGGCGGTGGTTTTTCTCATCGTATTCAACTTGGTGTAAAGACAACCAAGACGGTTAAGAGGGTTGGTTGTTCTAATTTAAAAGATGTTGTTGAGAATGATAAGATAATACTCAATGATTACGACCTATTACAGGAGCTTTCAGTTTTCATAAATAAGAGAAACAGCTATGAAGCTGAAGAAGGTCATCATGATGACCTAGTAATGTGTGCCGTTTTGTTTTCGTGGTTAGTAAGACAAGACTTCTTTATCGAGCTTACTGATAACGATGTCCGCAGTCGACTATATCAAGAAAATCAAAAAATGATTGAAGATGATGTTTTACCGTTTGGTATAGTTAATGACGGTCACGATGTTTACCATGCAGAAGATACGGTTGGTCCTTTAGGTTATCAGTATGACGTCGAGGATGTCGTAGACTTCTAAAAATTATAAATATACGAGAAACAAAAACCACGAGGAGACAAAAATGGCCTTCCAGATTTCTCCAGGA